TCAATTTTATGTCTTCGTAATATATGCCGAATGTTTCAGAAGATAAGAAAAAGCAGGTAGAGTTAACCCTAAACTCTTACCTGCTTTTTTATTTTACTTATAAGTATTTTTAAGCATATCTTTTAAAATTTCTGCTGAACGTGTAAACTGATCCATTTCATAATCGTTCAATTTTATCTCTGTTACTTCTTTAACTCCACTTCTATTTATAATACATGGTGTAGAAATACATACGTCATTTTGTCCGTAATGACCTTCCATTAAGACAGAAACAGGCAAAATTGCATTTTCATTATTTAAAATGGCTTTTGTAATCCTCGTTAAACTCATTCCAATGCCATAAAATGTTGCACCTTTTCTATCTATAATATGATAAGCAGCGTCCCTTGTGTTTTCAAAAATCTTTTTAAGTTCCGTTCCGTCATCTGGATTATTGCGTCTTGTTAAAACACTATTCATTGTTTCGATAATAGCAGCGTGTACGTTTCGTGGATCAATACCTAAATAATTTCCTAGCATAACCCTATATCTTGCACTATCAAGCGTTGTACCACTTCCAATAACTCGACTTGCTGGGAGTCCTGATGTTTTATAAACAATATACGTTAATACATCAACTGGATTACTTGCTATTAAAAATATACCATCGAATCCAGAAACCATAATTTGTCTTGTAATACGCTGAATAATATTTGAGTTTTTGTATACAAGTTGAAGTCTTGTTTCATCTGGTTTTTGAGGAAGTCCTGCTGTTAATACAATTAAATCAGCGTCATTACAATCAGAATAATCACCAGCCCATACTTTAGTTGGACTTGGAGCAAACGCCATACCATGCATTAAATCCATCGCTTCCCCTTCTGCTTTTTCTTTGTTGATATCAATTAAAACAATTTCTTCTGCTACTCCTTGATTAATCATTGAGTAAACATAACTACAACCAACAGCACCAGTACCAATTAAAACAACTTTGTTAATTTTATTCTTCATAATATAACCTCCTATAAGTTTAGCGTTAAGTACCGTTCAATTGCGTTCAGTACCGTTCACTTTTACAAATTAATTATCAAATTTAGTATTCCAACGATAGTTAGAAATATAACGCTTATTTTAATTGTGAATTTGAATAGTTCATTCTCACGTCCAGCAAGTCCAACAGCAGCTGCTGCAACAGCTACACTTTGTGGACTTATCATTTTAGCCATATCACCTCCCATAACATTACTAGCAACCATTGCTGATTGACTTATACCTATTTGTTGAGCTGTGATACTTTGAAGTGGAGCAAATAAAGAACCACTATTTACAACTGAACCAGTAAGGAATACACCTATCCACCCTAAAACAGGACTAAAGAGTGGAAACACTTTCCCAGTATCAGCAAAAGCAAGTCCAAGCGTTGAACTCATACCACTGAAATTAGACACATAAGCGAACGCTAAAACTGCACAAATAGTTATGATTGGAAGTGTTAATTCTTTCATAGTCTCGTTAAAGGCACTTTTTACGGTCTCTAAGCGTATTTTAAACAGTCCTATAGTAATTAACCCAGCAATAGCAATTGCAACTGTAGTGGACGCAAAAGCAATGCTAAACACTGCATTATAAGGTGTGTTAGTCGCAACAACAGGACTAGTTCTAATAATTTCTTCGTGAATCCCCTTAATGGGAAAATCAATGACCCATGTTTGAAATAAATTCTTAATTGGATCAAGTGAGAACAAAATAACCATCACCGTTAAAATGATAAATGGTAACCAAGCAAGGGTAACCTCTTTTAAATCGCTTGTATAACGCTTTCCTTTAGCCCGTAGAACCTCGAAAAGTGTTAGAACGATTAAACTTATGCTGGCACTTAAAATGTCCACCAGAACCGCTCCTAATGCGTTTAAAACGAAAAACTGAACTATGGCAAATGTTCCACCACATACTAAAATGCTCGGTAAAGTTTCTTTTATCCCTTTAAATCCGTCCACAATAAATACCAGTAAGAACGCAACGACAAGACTTATTATTGGAATAATTATTGAAGTCTTACTTGCAACTTCTAAAGCGTCAAGTCCAGTAAGTGCTGCTGGAGTAGTAACGGGAATACCCATAGCACCATAAGAACCACCAGCTATATTAGCAACTAAACAAAGTCCAGCAGCTTTAACAGGTTCAAAACCTAAACCAATTAAAATAATCGCTGTGATTGCAACAGGTGCTCCAAATCCTGCTGCTCCTTCTAAAAACGCACCAAAACAATAAGCAATTAAGAGAACTTGTACCCTTTTATCACTTGTAATTGAAGTAATGCTTTCCTTTATTATTTCAAATTTACCTGTTTTAACTGTGAGCTTATAAAGAAATATTGCAGCAATAACGATTGTAGCCACTGGATATAGCCCACTTAAAACGCCATATAAGGCACTCATAAGAGCTTTTGACACTGGCATATCGTAATATACTACCGCAATGAATAAAGCCACCAGAGTAGCCAAAATACCTGATAAATAACCAGGTAATTTAAACACTGTTAGAACTAAAATGAAAACAAGTATTGGAATAGCAGCAAAGAAAGCACTGATCCAAATGTTCTCATAAGGATAATAAATCTGTTCCCACATAAAGACACCTCTTTCAATTAGATAATTTTAACTTGCATTTTTAAGCCTAAAATTATTCAAATTAACATTGAGGTGATTAAATGTTTATATTTAAAAAACGTCAAATAAGCGCTAATGCACATAACCTTAATATAGATATCGTTAAAATGTACGCAATGAGTATTGAGGAATTTAATAAGAAGATTCAAGAAGTAAAAGATAAAGCTCAAAAAGCAATGCGTGTAACATTGTGGTTAAAATTACTCATCACACTATCTTCAATTTATTCCATTTCAGCATGGTTACACAATCACCACCATGCGAATATATGGGCTTTGGTTTTAATCATATCAGAAGTAGCTGGAGTGCTTTTAGATACACTTCCTTATTTTCAACAAAGAATAGAGTTACCAAAATTAAAATTGAGTTTAGAACATGTTTATTTTGAATTTATTACGGATAGTATTAAATATCAGCGTGGGGAAATTTCTGAAAAAGAAGCAATAAGAAGATATTGGTCGCATAGAAAAGCGTGGGCGAAAGCTGTAGGATAATATAAAAAAGACACCAATTAAGGTGTCTTTTACTTATTTAGATATAAACATTTGCGTCCAGTAAGTTCCGTATGATCCACCAGTTGCTTTACCTACTCCAAGTTTTGTGTAATTTTTACTTAGAATATTTGCTTTATGTCCTGATGAATTCATCCAATCAGTCATAACCGCTTGTGCTGTTTTTTGTCCTGCTGCTATATTTTCTCCTGCTGATTTATAACTAATACCAAATGACTTCATCATTTGAAACGGACTTCCGTAAGTTGGTGAAGTATGACTAAAATAATTATTGTCCCTCATATCTTCACTTTTAAATTTTGCAACCCTTGAAAGCTCCCAATCTAAAGTTAATGGAGAAAGTCCTTGTTTACTACGTTCAGCATTTACAAGTTTTAAAATTTCTTGTTCTGTACTTACTTCCTCACTAGATTTAGTTGGTATATTTAATTTTTGTCCTGGATAAATTAAGTTAGGATTTGATACTTGCGAATTTGCGTCAATGATTTCTTGACAACCAACTTGATATTTAACAGCTATCTTCCACATAGTATCTCCACTAACTACTGTATGAGTAGTTGTAGCAGCCTCACTTGGACTAGCAAAAAATAAAAGAGTAAAAGGTAATAAGAGTAATAGTTTTTTCAATATAACTTCTCCTCCTTTATTATAATTGTATAACATTAAGACTCGAAAAATAAAGACACTCAATGAGTGTCCTTTTTTAACCAACTATAAATTCAGTTGCAATTGGTAACATTGCTGTAGCTGGAATAGTTCCAGATTTAGCAACTAATTTAACAATACCAGCAGTTGTTATTTCAATAACACAATTAGCAGCTATCGCTCCATCAGCAAACGCTGTTACAGAATATTGTTTATTCATTGCTGGTCGCATATTCACAGGTAATGTACATATTGCACTATTAACTGTATCTATACCTTTAACAGCTCCACGAATGAATACTTGATTATTATATTTTCTAACAGCAGGTTTTGTTGTATCATCAAAAGCAGTTGCTCCATTTTCTAGTGTAAAATTAATCCAACCACTATCAGCCATAAAAGCGTCTACTTTATCATCTAATGCTTGAATCATTGTAACAGTAGTTTGTATATCAGCAGCTATAACTGATTTTAAAACTAAGAAATTAACAGCTTGACCTGCTCTAATTCCAACAGTTAAATCAATACTTGTATTATTAGAATTTAAAGTATAATTTAATCCTTCTGTTACTCTTAATCCATTAACATAAACTTGTAAAATATCAGTTGTAGGATTATAAGATGGAATTCCAATTGGTATGTTAGTAACATCAGTTTGTGAAATATAGTTACTATTTAACATAATCACATTTGTAGCAACCGATAGTTCACTAGTTAAATTCTCTAAAAATTGGTCAAATTCAGCTTGTCTTAAAGATTCATACTCCTCAAAATCAGCAGTAGATTCTTTATAATATGTCTGATAAGCAGCTTCCCATTGAGCAAATAACACACTTGTATCAACTTGTTTAACTAAACTTGTTATCCAAGGACATTCACTTGAGCCACGTAAATCAGTTATAGCGTCTTGTCCAATATAAACAGCAGAAGCTGCAACATAAATATTAGCAATACGATATTCAACAACATTATTATCAGTACTTAAATTAGGTGGCATAGGATTAGAATTAGGTGTACCAGTTCTATAAATTATGTTACCTTTACGTCCATTTGTTCTTTTATCAACTTGAACAATTACAGAATCACGTCTTGGAACAGTAGAAGTATTATTAGGAACAGTAATAGCAATATCAGCAGGATTTTCAAACCACTTATCCCCAAACATTCCTTCGCCTTTTTTAACAACGATATTCATACCATCATTTGCACTTAACACTTGTAAATCAGTTGATGGTGTTCCAGTAGGTGTAGCAAATACACCATTTGTAATAACTCTTTTATATGGTCTATTCATTTCATCAGCAGAATAAAGTCTATCTTTATTTATTGAATCAAAGAAACCACAATTCACTTCAAAAATTTGATCGTTCATATTTTAATTCACCTCCAAATATTCAAACTTAGGTTCAACACTATAACCGTTGTCATCATTAACTTCAACGACTTCAACAATTCTAGCAGTTACTGAAATACCGTATTCGTTTTCAACAGTAACTTCATCACCTAAAAAATAATCTTCTTTATATTTAAATGTTATATCAGGTTCAACAGTACCTTCAAAAGAAGTAACTCTTCCATATTCAGCTAATTTTTCATAACCTCTATTAAGTAAATAAACAGAATATACAACATCACGTAAAATTACACTATCACCACTCGCTGGACTACTACTTTCTAAATCAGCAATGATTACATCATAAATTTGATAATAAGTATTGCCATCCTTACTTATAACTTTGCCATTTGGATAAGCAATTTTTAATTCAGTAAGTTGGTTATTATCAACTATTTGAATATCTATGATGTCCATTTTATAAGTTACAGCTTGTTGTGGACTTGTAATATAAATATATCCGTGTCCTCCTTGGTCAGTAGTCGGATACATATTAGTTAACTCTTCCCAAGTAATAGTTCTTGATACGTCTTTAGCGTCAACATATATTTCATATCTATTAACACCTTCTGCATATCCACTAACATTTCTTGAACGTTCTGATCCTTCTCCTTCTCCAGCAACTAAAGCAACATTTCCTAAATTAGTATCATCTTCAATATATTTAGTTGCTTCAAGATTTTCAAACTCATCAGAAAATATTACATAATTACTTCTATTTGTTCCTTTATGTAATTTAAAATATAAAGCTTCTTCACTTAAAACAACCTTGTACCCCCAATTATATTTTTTACACTTTTCTCTAACTAATTCACCAACATTATTGTATGAATTTTGTTCTGTAGTTACTTCTGTAAAATTAGCTTTATCACCTAAATAGAAAAGTCGTTGTCCATTTGCTTTCTTAAGTTGTCTAGCAGATAAAGTTGGATTACCTAAAGTTCTATTTACGATATCCCTTAAATAATCCTCAACATTACCATCAACAGAAGAAGTCCCCCATATAACACGTTGATCTAAAAAACATTTAACATCATACGCTGTAACTATTAAATAGTTTCCGTTTTCGCTATCAGTATCTAGTTCTATTTTTTTAATTTGACAAACCATTTCATCGTCATATCTTATTAAATAATTACCTTTTACAAGTAAATCCATTTTTTCAGTAGTTGCTTCAACATATAGTTCACAATCTCCAACTTCATTATATCTATTAGCCCAAATGCAAGATTTATAAGTATCTATAATTCCTATAGGTTCTAAGTTTTTATTTAATACGTAAATATCATTCATAAATTAAACGCCTCGATATACGCTATAATGTTTGAACACAATATGAATTGAATCATCACTAGCTCCAGAATCAGCAGTATAACCAAAGAAGTTATCACCTATAGATAATTGAAAGAATACTGAACCTTTTCTTACAGCTGTAAATAAATTGGTTGTAACTGCATTTCTAATTAATTTTACTGATTTTTGACCTTTATTAGTATCTATTATAATCTTGTCATTATTAACAAAGTTATAATCTAAAGTAAATGTGTCTCCTGTGCCAGTATCTCTAATTTGAATTGTACTAACAGTTCCCATAACATCTAATTCAATAATTACCCCAGTTTCGCTTTCAGAATCATTATAAACATTTGTTATACGTGACATATCAATAGTAGAAAAAGGTATTGCATTATCAGTTGAAGTATCTTTTGGAACGCTTGGATTAGTAGCACCTTTTGAACCATGAGCGAATGGAAATTCAAATGCTGCTAAAGCTTTTGAAATATCATCGATAATCTCTTCCATATCTTTAAAATATGGGTTCGGACATATTAATGATATTTGAGCTATTTCATCTTTAACAAATAAGTCACATTCAAAGTTTTCAACATAACAATCAATATAAACGTTTCTATGCTCATTTTCATAGTAGAATTTACACCATTCTTTAGTAGAAAAATATTTATATAAATTAATACGATTAGCTTCAATATCACCATTAATTTTTAATGTTATAACTATATTTCTATTGTTTAATTTAGATGAGTTAAACTTTGACCCATCTAAACCAGCAACAGTAGAAGTATTAATTTGAGCATTAGGAGGGTTTAGTCCTGTTATACTCAATACTTGATAATTACTTTCATCTTGAGTTAACGTTAAAATATTATTTTTTACATTTTCAATTTTACACTTAAACATTATTAAGCCCTCCCTTTCGTATAATTTAATAAATTTCTTGCGTCCCTATAAAGTTCAATTCTTGATGGTGTTTTTGGAGCATTTATAATTTGTGTGAAATTATTCACATTTGAATTTGATAAATTACTTGTAGTAGTAGAAGCAACTCCACTTTGTAACTCTTTTCTCATATCATCGGCAACAGCTTTAATCCAATATTTATTTTTATCTAATGGAACAACAGCCTCATTTCCTTTACCTTCAAGTAAATATCGATGTCCTTTTTTAGCAACACCAATACCACGTTCTAGTTCTGGTATTTTTGGAACATTAAATCTACTAATTAAACCACTAAATGGTTTAATTCCAACAATGGAAACATTTCTAATTTTATCTAGAATATTATTAATTGCATTAAAAGGTATAGCTATAACTTTATTAATTCCTCTGATGATAGCATTGACAACATTTTTAAAAGCAGAAGTGATTCCCTCTTTAATTCCATCAAAGATTTTTCCACCAGTACTAAATACATTTTTAACAGCTGTCCATGCTTTTGAAAATTGATTTTTAAACCAATTGATAACTGGACTAAATACATTTTTAATACCTTCCCAAGCTTTAGACGCTCCGTTTTTCAATCCGTCCCACATACCTGAAAAGAAATTTTTAACTGGTTTTATGATCGTATTATTAAACCAACCAGATACAACTTTCCAAACGTTTTTAATTGCGTTCCAAGCAGTACTTGCAGCTTTACTAATTCCATTCCATAAACCTGTAAAGAATTCTTTGACTGGAGTTATAATGTTATCATTAAACCAAGTACTTACCACTGACCATATAGCTACAATAGCATTCCAACAACCTTGTGCTAATTCTTTTACAACATTAAACAATGTAGTAAAGAAATCAACTAATGGCTGGAAGAAAGCTTTTATTGGCTCTATAACATAAGTATTAAACCATTCAGCGACTGTACTCCACACAGCAGATATTCCTTCCCATGCACTTGTAAAGAATCCACTTATAGCGTCCCACATTCCACTAAAGAATGATTTAATAGGTTCTATAACAGTACTGTTAAACCAAGTAGCAGCTGTATTCCATGCACCTTTTATAAATTCCCAGGCGTTAACAGCAGCTTCTTTAACCTTGTCCCAATTCTGAATTAACAAGACTATTCCAGCAACTAATAATCCTATTGCTGTTACTATTAATCCAATTGGGTTAGCAGACATAACAGCATTGAATATTCCTTGAGCAGCAGCTGCCGCTTTTATTCCTTGTACGACCTGTAACATTGTTGTAACAAATGTTGCTATTTTTGCAACAGCAAACGCTGCTATAATTCCTGAAATACCAGCAATAAGTATATCTTTGTTATCTATGATCCATCCAAAACCACTGATAATTTTACTAGCAATATCTTGAATTTTTTGAGCAAACGCATTCCAGTCAACATTATTTACCCACTCTTGGAAACTAGTAGTTATTTGTTGAATTACTGGAATAAGTGCTTCAAGAAATGGTGTACCAACTTGAGCTTTAAATTGTCTCCAACTTTCATTTAAGTTACCCATTACATTTTCCCAGCCGTCAGATTCACGTGCTGCTTGTCCGAATGCTCCAGATACTTTTTGAGAATCAGTAACCATTTTTAATAATGTTTGTTGCTTTTGAATTTCAGTTAAATCATTGTATTTTTGTCCAAACAATTCAGTAGCTTTTGCATTACGTGTAAATTCAGTAGCAGATACACCTAAAGCTGCGTCATTTGCATAATTACCTTTTAGGAAACTTTGCAATGTTTCAGCAGAATCTTCCAAACTTCTATCATAGTATGCAGCATTGTCAGCAGCAGCTTGTAAAGCCTCTTCCATTAAATTCATAGCAGTAGGAACGTCTGACCCGTTAGCACGAGCGAATGCGTAAATTTGTGCTCCAGTAGTTTTAAGTCTTGTTTCTAAAATACCAGTTGAATCAGCAACACGTTTAACTGCTGCTTCTGCTGTACCGCCCATATCTCCGAAAGTCTGTTCAAACTGTGCAGTTTCTGCTTTAACTTCGGCTGCTGTTGTAACCATTGAACCAGCAAACTCTTTTAAAGCACTAGCAGCTTTTCTAATCCCATCAGCAACTAAAGAAGCTAAAGCACCTTTCATTACTGTGAATCCATCAGTTAATTTAGTGGTAGCAGACTGACTACTATCCATTTCATTAGATAAATCATCAACAGCATTTTCAGCTTGTCCTGCTTCACTTTCTAAATTATCAAGAACAGAATTATAGTTTTTAATTTCTTTTTCAGTAGAATTAACAGCTGCTTGTTGATTTAATATTGTAATTTTCAAATTATCAGCAGCTGTTTTATTAGCAATTTGTTCTTTCTCAACATCATTTAAAGCTTTTTCATATTTTTTATATTCAGCAGAAGTTTTGGAAACACCCTGACTAGCTAATTGTTGAAGTTTAGATTTTAATTCATCGGCACGTTTGCCATTTTTTTGTTCTGTTTCTTCTATAGCTTTTAGTTGGTCTTTATAGTTTTTCAACTTAGAATTTTGAGCAGTAAGAACAGATTCCAATTGTTTCAACTTCGCACTAATACCAGCACTTGATTTACTCCAATCATCCATTCCAGCACTTGCTGCTTTAAATTCAGCATTAGCTAGTTTAATTTGTCTATTAGCTTCGCTTATACCTTTTTTTAAATCAGATATATCGACCTTAAACTTAGTAGTAATATCTTCACCTTTCGCCATATTTCCACCTCCTTATTAAAACCAATTATCACCAGCTGGACGTCTGATTTTAGTTGATTTTTTCTTATTATTTTTTGACGTACTATTGTTTAATCTTCTTATTAAAAGAAATACTTCACTAGCACGCTCTTTTCTTATACTAAATGGAGATAAACTTGGAAAACGTTCTGATAAGGATAATTCCATCTCAAAGAAAATCTCATAAAGGGACAGATCACTCTGCCCCTCATTTAGTTTTTTCCGTTAGCGCCTAGATTTAATTGAGCAATTGTAAATTTAACAACATCAACTAGAACTGTAGCAATTTCAGATACTTTAGTTCCTTTAATTTCCTCATCAGTTAAACCATCAAAAATATCTTTAAGTAAGTTCTTAACAGTATCCATACTTGTCATAACTAACTTTCCAACCATTTTAATAATTTCTACATCAGATCCAGTTTTTAAACTATCAATATCAATTGCGTTTGCAATATCTTCAACAGTTCCAAACATTAAATCGTAAGTGTTTGTTTCATAAGTTTTAATAACTTTTTTCTTTTCATAAATATTTAATTTCATAAATTAATCTCTCCTTCCAAAAAATAAGTTTGTGGGTAATCAGAAGTCGGAAAGGAAACAACTCCTAAAACTCGATATCAAGCTGTCCCCACGACTTGGCGGTGTGTCGCCACTCACACATCTAATCGGTTTCCCTACACTTAAAACTTTCGTTCTCGATAGTCAGCGTTTTTCTATCCTCACCAAGTTTGTGAAACATTTCACATAAAATATTAACCTTTAGCTTGAATACTATCTGGTGTAGTAACTGTATCAAAGAATGTACTTACATCAGCTTTATCAAGTGCAACATCAACATTCATAGCTTTAGCACCTTTACCAGTAGCAGTAAATTTGTGAGTAGTTTGAATACCAGTGTAAACTAATTCTTGACCGTTAGCGTCTGTTCCATCATTTTCAGTAGCATTTGTTTGGTCAGGAATATTAAATGTTCCTTTATATCTCCAAACATAAACTTCATCACCATTAGTCTTTTTAGTTTTATAACCAAGTGCAAAGTATTTATTTTCTCTTGGTCCTTCAATCATTACACCTTTAGTATCATCATATTTTTGACCAGTGATTTTTGCATATACATCTAAAGGTATAGCAGAAGCACTAATTGTTACTTCATCACTTGCTGTATTTGAAACAATAATTGCAGGCATATTATCATAATAGTGTGCTTCGTTTGAAGATTCTGTTACTCTTGATATTTCAGCAACACCAGCTATAGAAAATACTTCACCAGTTACATATCCTTGATCTTCTCCAGTTTCGTTATTGTCCAAAGTTACTTCGGCAGCAACTAAACCTTCTACTCCTCTGTACTCTAAAATTTCTTTCATACTTAATTCCTCCTATCTTTCTTCTTTTAAGACGTTTATTCCACGCCCTGTATGAGTGGGTTCATCACTTGCAACATCGTAACCTTTACCAGAAACGATAAACCCTTGTTGCTTTAATTTAGCTTTTGCTTCAATTAATTTTGAATTAACTAAAGCAGGATCAGTTGAATAAAAATTAACATCAAAATCCCAAACATAACTTACCGTATCATTGTCATAATGATTTCCGTCATAAGAATCATTATTCCAAAATGTAAAGAAACTATCAGGATATGGATCATCTTTACTTAACGTTCCTTGTTGAATAACTGGATATCTAAACGACTCCAATGTTTCAATTAATAAATCTTTCATATATCCAGCCTCCTTATTTCGTCAAAGAAAATATCTTCTTGAATTTCTGTGACTTCTTTCTTTGTTTTATTTCCAAAGAAAGCATTATATAAATTTTGGTCTTTCTTCATTCTAGGTGTTCCATAGATCAAAAATATAGAAGCTAGTCCACCTTGACGAATACTAAAACCAGTTTCAACACTTGCTTCGCCAGCAGCCCACTTTATTTCAGCGTTCTTCTTTAAACTCTTTTCAGTAACACCTGTTTCTTTATGTGGAGCAATAGCAGTTTCTGCTTTTTTAGTTATCAATTTATGAGTTTCTCTTAATGTTTTTTCAGTAACGTTCTTAACATCACTATCAAGTTGAGTTAGTTTTGCGATTACTTCATCAAAACCCTCAAACTCAATTCTAGTCTTGTTAGCCATTAATCTGTCACTTCTGTAGCAGTAAGTGTTCCGTCATCAACAACTGTTATTTTAAATACTTTTGTACTTTCAGCAGTAGATGATTTTAGTAAAATTTCTTTAGGTGTATCAACACTATCTAAAACTTCACAAATAGTATTACCTTTAGCAGTAAGTCCGAATAATTTACTAACTAAATCTTTTAAACTTTTAACTTTTGTATTATCCATATTAAGCTCCTCCTTTTACACGTTTTACTTTAAACTTTAAAAATTGGTTTCTTTTATTAACATTTTCAGGTTCTCCCAAAACATCATAAATCTCACCAGTTTCAAGTCCTATACGACAATCACTTTTTATATCAGGTCTAAACCACGTTTCAACGTTAGCAGTATCTTCTATTGAATAAACACCGTTAACATCTCGTTCAGTTCCACCATAACTTTTGAAAGTCCCAAAGAATAAATTAACTGATTTACCGCTTGAATCTTTTTTCTCAAGTGCTTCTTCAATTGTTGGATAAGTTTTTTTAAGTACTCCAGTAACAGATTTATAAGTGGGAGTAAGTAATATTAGTGGAATAGAATTTGATAAATCAGGAACATAATTAGCCATTATCTTTACTTCCTTTATAAGCTAACTGTGTAGCTCTTTGTATAAAGTAAGGTGAAAATGAACCATCACCACTTCCATAATTCCACAAATCTTTAACTCCAATAGCAACTATTCCAACAGTTATATTTTCTTTAAGAACCCCACCATCAATTAGAAAAGCTTCTACTTCATCAATCCAACCTTGAATAGTTGTATCTTGAAATGTTCCAGTTATACCTAAATTTTGTTTTACTTGTTCTAACATTTTACTCAACTCCTTGAACAATCATGAACTCTCCATATAGTTGATAATTGCCAGCCTCTACTGGAGTCACACTTCTAACAATACCATCTGATTTACCACTCACATTTGCTCCCATTTGTAAAGTGCAAGGTTGATTTTTTGTACTAGTATCACTATCAACAATAAATCCAGCTCCAATTGCTCCTCCAAAATGTTTTATTTCATCTGGAATATTGAGTTTAAAACTAACGAATACATTTGAACCTGTAACTTGTGCAACATTGAAATTTACTACAACTCGTACATTATACAAATCTCCAACTTTTTTAACATATACGTTTGAAAGATTTGTTGTTATATTCCCTTCAACAGCTTCTATGCTAAATAAAGTTGAAATATTTTGACTTTTAATTGTTATAAGATTATCAGCTAGTAAGTGAAGAACTTCACAAATAGTATCAACATCAGGATCAGTTATTTCTTTTCCTGTAAGTTTAGTGTAAAGTTTTTTTAAACAATGAACTTTATCCATTAAGCCTCACCTACTTTTCATCAGTAGGATTTTCAGACGCTTTCTTTTTAGCTGCTTCTTCTTCGGCTTTTTTCTTTGCTTCCTCTTCCTCTGCTAATTTAGCTTCCTCTTCTGCTTTCTTTTTAGCTGCTTCTTCTTCGGCTTTTTTCTTTGCTTTATCAGTCGTATCAATTACTTCTACAACATGACCTAAACCTCTAGCAACTATATTTTCTTTTCTTTTTTCATTAACATCAGTTTTAATTATATCTCCTGGTTGATAATGAATTGTTTCATCTAATTTATCAGTAAATGAAGCATCAACCATTATTTTATATTTCATATTTCCCTCCTTATAATTAAATTAGTGGGGGAGAAAATTCTCCCTCCCCCAAATAATTACTTCTTATTATGCAGTTACTTTTTTCTTGAATAAGTAAATGTATTTTGGATCTAATACTTTACCATCGTTAATAACTAATGCTTTTTTAACGAATTGGTTAGTTTCTTGGTCGAAATAATCAACAACAGTAAATTCCATATTAGAGTTTATAGCATAAGCTTCTTCTGGATTCCAGAACATACCGAAGTATTCACCATCAGCACATGAATCGAAATCTTTAAAGATATCTTTTTCAACTCTATTTACTGGATATTCATTGAATTTATTTGTTTTATCAGTGTTATCAAATCCAGCTTTTCTAATTGGTTGACCATTATTATCTTTCATAGTAACTAAATTAGTTACATAAGTTTGTTTAGCCATTACAAATTCACTAAATGCATTCTCCATTGATAGTGGAATGTTAGCAAAGAATTTAGATTCCCATTTAGTCCAATCAGATATTTCATCAGCTGTAAATTCAATTATATTAGCAGCTAATATTCTTGAACCACTTGATTTTTTAGCTTCTGTGATAATACCTTCACATTGGTTGCTTGCAGCTACACCATTAATAATTTCTTTGTCCATAGCTTCAATGTAAGTTTTAACAACTACTTTAGCAAATTCAGTTTCAAATACTGGAACAGATAATACAGCTTGTAATAAAGTTCTAGCAAGTCTAATTTCACCAATGTTATATGAGAATTCAACATAACCAGTTACTCCACCAGCGTCTTGTCTATCTGATACAGTAGTTTCAGTGATACGTTTAAATGAAGCACTGAATGATCCGATAGGATATTTAACTCCACCTTTTAAGTTAGTCTTTTTAACTTTAGAATAAAGACTTCCATAAGTTTTTTCAGCTTCTTGCATAATAGATTGGATAACAGTAGTAGGAATTAATACTCCTAAATCTGCACTTGTTCCAGTAGCGTCAGCTCTCTTTTCAAATTGTAAAACGTCTTTGTTTACAATTCCTCTTTGAATATAATCCATGAATGCTTTTCTATATTCCATAGTTCCACGTGGATCTTCATCTTCACTTCTTGCAGCAGCTTGATTCATATTTGCAGCAGCTACAACAGCAATTGGATTAAAAGCACTTCTTTCTTCTTGAGCAGCTGCTCTCTCTTCTGCTTCAACTTCATTTAGTTTTGCTTGAGCGTCTGTAATTTCACTTCTTATAGCGTCCATTTGTGAACCAATACTTCTTACTTCGTTTAAGTCAGTTGATTCATCGCTTCTTTTCTTTAAGTTTGCAAGTTCTGTATTTTTTCTTGCGATTAAATCTTGTAAAAATTTTTTCATTTTCTTTCTCCTCCTATTTTTACTTTAGCCTATTGGCATTTTTTAATTTTTCTATTTCTAATAGTTCTAAATTCCTCTTATCAGTTTCCTCTGATAACGCTTTTCTAGCTTCCGCTAGAGGTGAGTATTCAGCTTCCTCTGAATTGCTACGAGCGTCTATTGAAGTTTGAGGGTATGCAGGGAAATTAACCACGCTTACCTCATGAACTATTGAAATCTTTTTAATGACCCTAGTTGGTAGGTCTGTTTCTAAGTCCTTCCATTCTTGGTCTTGAATACGGAACATAAAACTCATACCGTCCATGTCCCCTCTTTTTATTGCAGAATATAAACTTCTTGCTTCTGCATTGTTTTCAGTATCAAGATTAGCTTTAATGTGCATTCCCTTATCATCAATACTGAAACTCATTGTTCCACGTCCGTTTTTAGTTCTAGCAAGTGCTATTTTATCAACATCGTGGTTTATAAATAATCTAACATCTTTTAAATCAGCTTCATCTAATGCGTGAGAATCAATTCTTTCAATGTATTCTCCAGCCCAATCTTGAAGTTTTGTATCTTGATTGAAAACTATTGGAGTACCTTCTATAATTGATCCTTCTTCGTCATCATCAATAGCTCTAAAAGAAGCTACATATTTACGCATAACTAATTCGTTATCACTAAATTTTCTTTTATTCTTCGACATTGTCATCACCTCCGTTATTGTCATTGCCGTTATCTTCGTTATTTTGTGTATCACTTTGTGTATTATCTTCTGTATCACTTTGTGATTTATCATTATTAAGAGCATTATTTTTATTACTTGATATTGCTAATTGTCCAGCTAGTTCGGGTAATGGTCTCATACCAAACGCAGTTCTTAATTCGTTTTTATAACAAGAAGCAGTATCAACTAATTTATCAAATAATTCTATTTTTTGAGTTGTATCCATAAATATTAATTCGTGTGGATAAAATTTAATTTTATTTCCAAAACTCTTTTCTCTAGGACTAAATAATTTCTTAGTAAATTCTTGTCCTATTGAAATGATTAATGGTTCAAGTGTTTTTTGATAAAATGCTTCATATTGAGCTTTAGTATAATCACCAGTTAATATTGGTAAACTAACACCAAAATGTCTTAATATCTTTTCATCAATAAACTTAAGAGTATCAGCGTCAACCAATTGAATTTTATTTTGTAGTGGAATAAATTCACCTTTAATATCCATTGGTAAGAAACCACTATCATTATTTTTTAAATGCTTTTCAAGTTCTTGAATTGCCTTTTCTGTTTTACCTTCATCAAGTAAAGTGTTATATTTAACAATTCCGTTAATAGCAAATGAACTTTTTAATGCTTTACCAACACCTTGAAGTAAAATATTATTTAATTCTAAAGTTTTAAGTAGAGCTGCATTATCAGGTTGACCTTGTTCATTACCACCCATAAATTCATTTACTGAATATCTATATTTGATATGAATTACATCTTCAAAAGCAAGAGTACATTCATAATCATTTATAAATCTAAAATAGTAAAACAAATTACCAAGTGAATTTTGATGAATTTCAACTCTTATTGGAGCAATAGGATAAAGTCCTGTATAAGTCTTAACTTTTTTACCTTCATTATCAAAACTTGTTGTATAAGTTGGAATAATAAACGCATTGTAATTTAAGAACAGCTGCCACATTGTTTTTTCAATAAAATCACTTGTAGTCATTCTTTCGTTCGGTTCTTCTAATAACCTCTGTAAACTATCACTTATAGGAGTAGGATCAGTTCCATTTTCTCTTATATGTTGTGGAACAAGTTTTTTCATTTCCATAACAATACAATTTATAGCTTGCTGAACAACATCACTTGCGTAAATATCTGTTCCAAACTGTGAGAATACTGGTATTAATCCATTAAGCATTTTTGCATAAGTTTTAGATTGTTTATTACTCTTAAACTTATTAATAAAATCAACTATTCCCATTTAATCACCTCACTTTGTGAAATATTTCACATAAATTTATTTAACTAATTGTTGGAACTCTTGTTTATATCTTCGATAGACTTCGTAAAGTCCTATAAAAGTAACAGCTCCATCAATTCTTTTATTCGCTTGTATTTTTACTGGCATTATATTTCCTAAACCATCAACTTCAATAGAACAGTTTCCTAAACACCATTTATCAACTGGATTTTGATTATAATTTACATTCTTTGATTTAAGTTCTGCTTCTGTTAATTTCATTGCATTACTTAAAACCTTACCTTGTAAAATCATTTCAGTTGCAAGATTATATTCGTCCATTCTATCAGTAAATGTTTTTGAAAATCTTTGATCGTAACCAGTCATATAAGGTTTTATTTTATATTCTTTATATAACCAATAAAACCAATCAGCTACTTTTGATAAATCAATTTCATTTCCCTCATGAATAGTAACAAAATTATCTCTTGCCCACTCACTATATTCTGCTCCAGCTTCTTTATCATCACTATCAGATAATTTGCTTTCAGGTATCCAATAGTGGGAGTAGATATATTTTGTTTTATCTCCAGGCTTCATTAACAATATTTTAGCATTTGATAAGTCGGTAGTTGCAGATAAATCTACAAATCCTAAACAGAACGCTCCACGAAATTCTTCTAAATCGTATACTTCTGTAGGATGATCATAATCTTCAAGCATTAACCACGCTTCTGCATTATTCATTGGAATATTAAAATCTTTTGTAAGTAAATGTATTCGTGTTGCTTTATCAGTTTTTGCTAACTCAACATCACGCCTTAACTTACCAATCTTTTTAACTCCATATTGCATAGATGGATTAGATTTATACCAACTTTTTTCATCTTGCCAAACTTCTTGTTCTGAATCTTGTTCATAAAGAAATGCTAAGAAATGAATATCATCAATTTCACCATCAATAACTTTCTTTGCATAAGCTATTTTCTTATCTAAGTAACAATCACGATTGAAACCATTAGTTGTACAATTTAAGAATAGTGGTTCTTCTTGTGAACTCATTCCACGCCAAGCAGCTTCTGCAATTTCACTTTGTCCGTTTTCTTCTGCTATGTCGTGTGACTCGTCAAGATATGTTTTTGTGATATTGAAACCATCTTTATTTTGTGTCTTACTTGATAATCTAAATACAGTTATGTTTTTTAACTTATTTTTTATTTCAGTAAGATTTTGACCACTGATAGCTTTCTTTGGATCAAGTCTTTGTCTCATTCCTCCGATTTCTTCCCAAATCAATTTTGCTTGTCTATCATCATTGGAACAACAACAAATACTTGTACCACCATCACCAATAAATAAATCAGTGTTTCCATCAGCTGCAAACATTGTGGACTTACCGTTTTTACGTGCCACTTCAAGAAGTCCTTCTGTAAATCTTCTTAAACCTGTATCAGCCATTTTGAAACTATAAACTGCTTCCCACCAAGCCTTTTGCCATGGTAGTAGTTTTAAAGGTTTCATGTAATATGGTGCTTTACTTTGTAAACATAATGTTTCTTGAAACTTAATTCTTTTGTGAGCTTCTGTTGTATCGTAAATGTATCTTGGATCGTTTAAGTCATTAATTAAATTTCTAATTTCTTTTTTAATCCAATATCCAACCGTAACTTCACCATTTTGAATCATTCCCCAGTATTCTGTTAAATAGTTGGAGTATGGAGCTTTCATTAACTAAACTCTTCCAATCTTTTTAATAATTCATCTTGAGCAGAACTATCAACCTTATGCAGAACACCAAGTAATATTCTTATAGCATTCATATAACTTTGTGAATACTCTTTATAAAGTTTAGCTGCTTCGGTTTTTCTTTGTATTGCATTATTTGTAGGATGTATTTTTATTTGAGGTAAAGTTCGTAGGTATTTCATTTGTTCTTCCAAATAATTAACTTCTTCAAGTAGTGGATCAATAAGTTTTTTCTCGTTTTCGTCCACATCTTTAAAGATATCTTCTAAAGTCTCCTTACGTTTCAATAAAATCACCTATCTTTCAAAATTTCCAACAAAAGTTTTTCAAAAAAATGAAAAATTCGGTTTGTGTGGAAAAGAGG